GGGAAAGGCAGGCTTCACCCACGAATAAAAACCCACACCAACAAAAGTTGGTATGGGTATCAAACGAGGGTACAAGCGCAATCCTAAATCATAAGTAGGCTGGTTAATAAGAGTAAACCTTCTGCCGAGCTACAAACTCAACAGATAAAAATCTCTTATCAACAAGACAATAAGTCTCATGAACTCCCTAAAGGGAGAGTTTGCGCTCAACGCTCGAGCAAATTTCGCTCGAAGGTTCGACTGCACCGCTACAGTCTATGTTGTGGAAATGGGTAGTTCCAAATTTCTTTGAATTCTTTGAAAGCTCGTGATAAACATCATTTACGAGCCTCTTCACATTGCAAATTAAAGAAACGGACACATCTGACATTGTGAATATTTTGATATCCCGCTGACTCAGCAGGACCCCAATCGATTCCATATCATTCTCCTTCATGGCTTTCATATAGTTTTTCAACTGTTTCTTGCCGGGAGATGTTGGTCCATTTTTGCATTCAATTACAACATGAACATTTCCACTTTTCAGTACTACGTCAGGAGTGTACCCCGCAATGGGGTATTCTACTCCTAAACATTTCAAGCTTCTCTTGTAAGCTCGGATCGCCAATAAGTACTGGACGATCGACATGGAGTCTTGATTTTTGAGACAACCAAGACCTGAAGAATTCAATTCTTCGTTCATCCAATCAATCTTATCTTCAAGGGCAGACACCACCAACTTCTCTTTCGATTGTAGATAAGTGTGATGCCAGATCAGTGTAGGATTTATGGTAGGGTCTTTGTGCTCTTGTGATTCGGAATCATCATGTACCAGCAATTTATATCTGGTATGTGCTTCATCCAAATCAACCATTCTGCATCGGACTCCAATAGATTCTGCATATGGATATTGGTTAAATGGGTGCTTCCAAGAGTACACCCCAAGTTCTCCAAATATGCGACCTTCGAAAATATCAAAGATCTCATCGCGCATCCTGGGACGCACTAATGCAAAGAACTCCCAATCTATTCGTTGAAGAAGAAAATCAATTAAATCCTCATTGAAGGATAAGATATCATTCTCAATACCGGATTGTGGTTCAAATGACGAAGCATCCTGGAGATCGATAAAATCGATACCAGACATGCAAATCGCCATATCCTTCTCCTCAACGCAAAGACTTCTGTACCATCTATGATAAAATGGTAATTGCTTCTCCATGTGATAACTCAAAGGAATTTTCTTAGGAATATACGGGTATACCATATCATCATAAATGCTCAACCATAGGTTCCGTGTTTCAACACTATCCAAATTCGAATTGGTTTCATGCACGAAAACAGCTTGGTCTTCAGAATGTTGGAGATACTCTTCCACAATTTTCCGTAGAAGAGCTTCTCGTTGAACTATCCCATCATATACCTGGGACGGTTCCTCATGATTCGTGTTCACCAAAGCGCCAGCAGCACCATAGTCCATGACAGGAACAATTTGAGCTTCATTAAAGTTCTTTTCAAGATGAACAATCTTCTTCAATCGCCGATAAATTGCGCTGGGTGCGACAAGATAATGGCTAATATGCATTGTTCTTTTCAAATTTGTTGTCAATATAACGAGTTCCGGCTCGATATAGACATTTCCTTTCATTTCCACATTTGGATTCAACGAAGTTTTTCTAATATTGTTGACGAAGTCAATCACTTTCCGCCATGGATTGATTGTACTAAAGTTAGGGCTTTCGGCACCAACATCATCAAAAATAACGACCTTATGGGATGTTCGAAATTCAGATTGAAACTCATCAGTCTCATTTAGTACCACAATATTAGAGGGATATGCCTTACCATACTTTGCTTTCAAGCAAGCTGCTGCTATCTGCAAGGCAAAGTTGGATTTACCACACCCTGGATAACCTGTGAGGAGAATACAATAGGGTTGTGCTCGGATAGATCCATTAGAATCATCTAAGCGCAACATCTCCAAAGCAGAAGAAATCCGTTCAAAAGTTTTACGGTCGGCCCAATTACTAGCGTTAAAACGAACTAGCTCTTTTAGCCATGTGAGGCGACTCATATATCGCGCCTTTGTCATACCAACCAAGTCCTCCGCACCACAACGAATGGCAGGGAGCTTGGACAACAATTCCTCAACAAAACACATCTGTGTCAAAGTTGTCGATATAAAACACAAGGTTGAAGAAATCATTGCAATTAGAATACATATACTTTTACATAACATATAGAATTTGTAGAATATTTTATTTAAATTTGTAACCACTGATTTTTATGAGATACCATGATTGGTTAATCCATGATACCTTTGCGTCTAGGTTGGCTGTATTGCAAGCGTGCAGATCAAAGCGACGAAATCAATCTGTCCGTAATCAGTACAATACCCCCTCTATGTTCTCCGTGGAGACCGGTCTACAATTGGGGTGAAAAGACATAAAAATGATGAACCCTTACCAAGTTGCAAATGATGGTTCGATTCCATCATACACATCTGCGGCAAGGTCATCCTCAACTACTCCACAAGATTCGGCGAATAATTTCAAATTCTTGTTCACGTATTCTGGGGAGTAGTCGGGTTTAAGTATTTGTGTCATCTCCTCATAAGGAACAAAGTTGATGACGCCCTTCAAATCTTCATTCAGAGCAACAATGTTACGTAATTTCCCGATAAAGGCATCGTATGAAACTCTACCATGAAGGTATTGTTCCCGTATTGCCCCATCGGTATACGCCCCGAATTGTTCCGTAAAAGATAAGGGTGTTTCAGTGGGTTTCTTGACCCAGTGAAATCGTTTGAGGATTGAATCTTGCTCAATAGGTGCAACAACAATATCCAATTCCTCATGGTGCGCGAACCCACGCTTCAGAAAAGAAATTTCATCAATCCCGATATATGGACGCGATTTAGCACCTTTGTCAGCCATGGTGTACCCAATGTCAAGTTTCTCAAATTCTTCTTGACAGGTGGTATGAGTATACCATTTGCAATGCCCCTTCACCGAAAGGGCGTTGTCATCACCATATGTACCAAGTCGGACATTTGTGGCAAACTTCTCCTTGATATTTGGCATCATCGCATAGTAAACATAGCGCATCATGATAGAATTGCAAATACTATTCAATTGAACCGTGATAAGATTACCAGAGGGATTACCATTTGCAAACCTAAACAAGTTGCCGTCAAAGAGAATATTTGGATGAACAATATCAGAGAGTGCACCCTCTATGAGAGTGATATCTTCCTCCGAACAACCAACTTCCTCATACCACGAGACCATGATTTTGGCCGCGGCAGCGGTAATTTGTGCCGCCATGCGTGTATCATAGCCAGAAAAGTCTCCTGCTATCATGTTAGTGGTACTATACTCTGTGAGGAAATCATGGAAATCATCCCATTCTTTCGAGAGAGGATTTATCCCAACTAAACACTCAGTAGTCTTCCAATGTTTTTTCATGATTTGAGGAATGCCAGCTAATACGCGACGCGAGGCGACGAAGTTGGAAAAAGAACTTCCATAAAATTTTCGTACCTTCTCAACTGCTTTTTCATTAGGTAGCAGTTCATTGACTTTGCTGCTAGCCTTATAAATAGCTTCAGATCGCAAACGTTTCGACCAACAGTCAAGAGTTCGATCAATTTCATCCTGAATGTTGTAATTATCATTGAACTCTCGAGGTATTTGAACGAGCGATTCATCCATAGCATCTCGCTTTAGACAGTGTTTCTTCGATTTTTGAATAGGAAAACCAGCAGAAGTATCGTTGGGAAGGCCTCCAAGGCCAAATTTCCCGATCCCATCCATTGCCTCCTCCTGTGAATAAATTCTGAGAATTGATGCAGCATCTGGGTCGTCTCGAATAGCCACCAGCGTATGTTCTTTATAATCAGCAATTGCCAATCTTAGGATATCTCCTTCATAATGCTGTACTGGATCCATCAATTTGTTCAATGTCTTCATGCCCTTATCAACATCATTAGGGCGAGTTGGAGGGCGATGTTTTCGTTCACCAAGATTTTCAGAAACACCTTTAAAAGGGGTCTTCATATACGGGGGTCGTGCCCTACTTTCAAGATGTTGACCATCCTTCAAAACAGTACCTAAATACGTCACGATAGTCTTTTCCTTAGTGCCATCTTCACGCAAATAAAGAGGTTTCTCGTTCACAAGGGTGTATGGTAAACCATATGTATCCACAACAACGTCGTCTGTAGAGTGCACAACCATAGTCGGACTAGTGGTACGCAGGGTTGCCAATGCTTCTTTGATCTGGGATTGAAGTACACAAGTACTCCAACCAGTGAATGTGTTTGGTATGCCCGCAACGTGGAAGCCATAAATAATACCACAATTGGCATCAACAATCAAACCACCGCATAGTCCACCGAAACCTTTGAATTCAGTGTCATACTTCAAGCCTTTACCTTTAGCAATCTCCAATATAGTCAATTTGTGCTGTTGACCCCAAAGCCAACCAGGATGCTCTAAAAAACCAGCATATTTCACAGCTTCATGATTTGGTCGAGCAGCTTGACGACTAATTTTCACTTCATTCTCAGGTGATTTCCACAACAATACGGTAGATCTGTTATAAAAAGTGGGATATTCAATTGGGAAAAAGCGAGAATAATCAGTGCTGGCAGGACTTGAGGCTAAGTGAATGTAAGCTTGGTCACTTTCTCGATCAATGTGACAATATTCTTCCGTCAACTTTTGATCTTTTGTTCTAGCACTAGGAACTCCCGGTGTAGAAGTTGTCTCAATATCAAATGGGAAAGTATACGGAACTGCATGTGCAGGAATCATGATAACATTAGATGCTACCATAATCCCATTAACTGTTCCATAAGTCTTCCCTTTCGATTTTGTAACAACAACTCGCAGCGCTCGAGCAAGTGATCGTTGCAAATCTCCGCTCGTAGTAGTTCTAGAAGTTCGAGTGTCCTTGGGTGGCATTCTCGAATATCCTTCCTTGTAATCACGCTGGTCTTGTATATCAAAAACATGCTCACCTGCAGCAGGACAATCGATAACCTTAGCGAAATAGTCAACCGTGGTATCTAAGTACGTTGATTTGTCTTGTGTGCGCTCAAGTAAAAAAGGTTTAATGACCTTATACAAACCGTAAGCGAAAAACACACCACCACTAATAGCAAAATACTTTCGTGCGTTGTTCTCCAAATGTGTAGACACATCTTCACACAATGCTGACAACCGATCCTGTCGTCGTGCAATCTCCTCATCAATCTGGCGAACAGTTCGAGTATATAACACTACCATATGTCCAAGGGATGCGAAAGAAATAGCCTGAGCGACATGTGCACTCAAAAAAGTGCAAAGTAACCCACTTAGAATGAGTACAATCAAACTACTCAAATAACGTCTCCTGTCTTTGTACAACTTGTACCATAAAATGGATGTCTTAGTTGTATTACTCAGAAAGAAGGTGAAATTGGTAAGTGCGATTCTCAAGTCCCAAAGTTCACGTGTATTCATCGTCTGCCAGTAGTTGCTGATATTCATCATAGCAACAGCTTTCAAATCTGAAGGGCATGCACAAATCATATCTGGACAATGGCAAAGAGTGCAAAAACCACAATCATCCAGTTGTTTCTGTATGACTGATTGACTCTGTTGTCGTCGTCGATGTTGTGCAATGTCTCCAGCTATAAAAGAACACATAGCATGAAAATCATGTTCTTCGTCTTCATGGGAATTCCATTCAGAACGTGGGATCACATCCCATACAATCGATTGCTTGCCAGATAAACCTTGTTCAATGAATTTGAAACGCTTCAAGACAAGCGAGTAAACATCGAAACGTAGAGTATCTTGCTTTTTTAGCCCACCATATTCATTCCGGAAAGGTTCTCGGATTGAAACTTCTACATCAATAGCGAAACGACGTAGAATGCTCTCTGGGCAAACTGAGCAATCCATGGCTCTGATGGTCTCATCATTCGTTGTAGCTATAAGGGCATCGTTGCCAGGATAGTACTTGCCTTTTTCATCCGCTGAAGCTTTCTCAAGTGGGCGGGGTATGGTGTTGACATAATTCAACAATCGATCATAATTGGGCTTGCTGTTCTTGTTATTCGCCACATCATCAGCCACAATGATCCGATGTGAAGGCAAAATCGTCGATTCATATTTCTCATCTAGGTTAGTAAACACAACATTACCACCTTCTGATGGATTTCGCTCGTATGCATGCAGAATAGTCTTGGACATCAACTTTATCATGGTAGACTTGCCACAACTAGATGGACCTGACATTTTGATAGCATATGCTTCCTCCTTTGAAGGTGCATCTGCCTTGCGAGCCCATAAATTCGATTGCATCTCCGTCAATTTCTTGACAAAATTCGAGATACTCATCCTTTGTTGGACACTCGAAGCACGGACTATCAACTTCTTAGCATCCTGTACAGCTTTCTTGAGACGAGCATCGTATGCTTCTGCAGTTATGTTATACACATTCTTGAGTTCAATTTCTTGTCCTGCAAGAACAAAGTTGTAAGCCTGTTCTAATTCACGCACTTCCAATTCAAAAACCTTGGTCTCATCTTTTCCGAGCATCAATTTGCTCCAATCTCCTGTGCAAATATTGTGCCAATTACCTATAACAAACTTGTAAGCTTCAAAAGCCATTTCAACAATATCTGTCAGTTCTGGTAGATTCTTCCTAAATTCACGGAATTTGTGGCAAATGATGTCAAAATCTAAAGTCTCAATTGAAACCAAGTCTTGACCTGCAGCATATAGTACTACTATCTTGCTGAGAAAATCACTCATGTTCTCCCATATCCTGTCGTTAATAAACGAATCAGTCATTTTGAAGAAAGAGTGAATATAATCAGCATATGAAGCTTCACCATCAGCTTGGGGAAAAACAATTTCAAAGGCATTGCGAAACCACGATAGAGCTAGATCCGCATAAATTTGATTGAAGTTCTTCAGGAAAAAGTTAGAAAAGTTCAGTATAACACCGTTCCATTCTGGATTCTTGTAGACATTATACAAGGTAGTAAATAGATCCAAAAGAAAGCGCAATAGATCTTCACCAACCTGATCTCGAGCAGTTTTAACTGCATTGATCACAGATTGAAGGGTATCCAAAAGAGGTACACCAAACTCACGCACCATCTCTGTACTTGGTGCTGACATAGCATGTGCAATCTTCTTCTTGCGCTTTTTCAACTTCTTCACTTGCTCGAGTCTCTTGATAGAAAACTCTAGAGCTTTTGTCTTCTTCTCGAAGCGCAACTTCTTGATTTCAGTGACAAGTGAATTGTATTCATCGTCCAAGTTGCGAACTTCTTTGTAAGTTGCATTTTGTTTGTGCTTACGACGTTTTTGGTACTTCATCGCAGCAAAGTTTTTCGAGATATCCATCTCTTGAGGTTGTGAGTTACCTCCAAACTTTTGGTTTTTGTTATTTGTATTTGTTTCTGTAACAAGTTAATGAAACCCAAATCTTTTACGATCCGGGGAGCCGGTTTGTCAATCCGGTTAAATTATACAAATTGTTGATACGGATGCTATGAACATCCTATTTTCTAGGTTCTCAAAAGAGTGCCGCATTGACTTTTGCGTAGGGCAACGCGCAAGTATACGGTCAGGAAGGCATCAGTCTCTCCTCCCCTCATTTCGGTCTTGGTATCTCTACCCAGGGCCGAATCCTGATGACAATCCTACCATCCAAACTAGTTTCCTAAGCTAGAATAGACTATATATAGTAGGTAATATCATTTTTGAATCCAAAAACATATAAATTTTAGGTAATATCATTCAAATGAAGCAATCTGGCCTATAACCAGACGCCTACAAAATTTTAGAATACATGGTAACAGTACTCATTCCTAACCAATGCTTCTCCCACCCCCTTTGGGGTGATTGCATTGTCAGAAAGAAATGTATTGAATACTTCCATGGCATCCTCCATAATGTGCTTCATGAGAAATCAAAAACTTCCAAAATATAGAGGTTGATTTCTTCGCACATCCTTAATAAATTTCATCAAATAATTACGCTCGCACGAGCAACTACAAACAACACTCTGAAATCTTTTCCAAACATAGAATAATCCCTAAATCAAGTAAATAACTTGACACGCTAGTAGGGCATTTTCATATGTGAGTTTCATTCACAAGTGAAGTTGCAGAATATCTAAATCAATATATCAATTCAGAAAAGTGTATAGACTAATTGTCTATCAAATAAATTGAATCACTTAACACTATTGTGATCCAACTGTTTACGATTATTATAAAAAGCTACTTCCCTCGTAAGCGGAAAGTAACTAGTCCCCATAATTGGGGATATACATCATAATAAGTCAAGTAAAAGTGAATGACCAAAACACTTTTAACAAGACCTAGACGTACAATTTTCAGTACTGGTCATAAAACTACAGGCGTTAACTGTAGAGTTATTTATGAGATCCTTCACAGGATCCTGGTAAATAGAACCGCCTAATATGCAGATTAGGTACTGGAAAAATAATGAACAACATTTTTGTATTTGTTTTGCAAAAATATCTAATCGATACTTAATAAAGATAGTTATCTCCTCCGTGTTCAACACGGAAATTATAATCATCTGTAAAAAGATTTATTCGTATTAAACACTAGAGCTAGACTAGTAAAAAACGTAGCTGTCCAACAGGGGGTCCTCCTCAACATCTAAGAT